GTAATCTCCAAGGTGGATGATCTTGGTTATTCCTCGATCACGAATGTATGGGAAAAATACTTCCTCGTAAAATCGTTCTGCATAATCAAGAAAGATGTCGCTGCCGTTTTTGACTCCAGCGTGAGTGTCAGTAATGATTGCAATTTGCATCTTATTGAATAAAATCTGAAAGTGGACCAACACGTGCAGACTTTACAGCTCGCTTCGCTTGTTTCTTAGGTGCAGGTTCGCTGGCTGTTTCTTTTCGAATGTCATAAAATGCAGCGTTTCGTCTGCGAACCTTTTCAACAAGATTTTCGCCGATATGTGCTTCATCGTCATCCATATCAATGAAAGCGCCAATTGATCCGTTGTCAATCATTTTCATTTTGATATCCAACTGTCGCTTTTCTTTTGCAATTCGGCGGAGGAAAGCAAAGTAGCAAATTTGAGTAAAGTAGCCAAAAGCATTTGGAGAGCCGCCGCGTGTTTCCGCATTTGCGTCAAAATTCTTAAGAGCTTTAATACAGTCAATTACGCCGTCCATGACCATGTCTTCGCGGTATGGATAGCTTACGTAACTCGGGCTACGTGATAGCCCATTTGAAATTTTCATAATTGAAGTAGCAATGTAATCGTTTGGCTGAGGCGGATCACATTCGGCTTTCTTTGCTTCAGAAACTTTTATTGCATGCTCAATAACTGCAGCGCTCAAATCTTTATTGTTGACATAGTCATCGCCACGCGATCGTCTCTTCGTAGCAGTTTTTGTTGGTTTAGCGAGTACGCTCGTATCTTCGTTCATATTAGTATATTATTATAATATCACGCGCATGTAAATAACTTTTTTCTCTTTGATGAATTTTATTATTTACATCCTAAAGGACTACCGTTATAATAATATCAAGTTCGCTACTGTACTAACAGTTCTGCTATTTTCTTCCAATAATCTTCCGTATAACCTTTAGGATCAAGTGGCTGATGTATATTCATAGGTTCTCCGATATCCTCATCAGTATATGCCGAAACCTTTGAGGCAGTGAGGTAATCACAATAGTACTTTTTAAGGCGGATTGTAGCGATTGATTCAAACTCTACATGATTGGAATATATGATAGCCGGAGTTGCCACAGTTTCCCCAAGCGCCGCAGGCGCGAACAATATGTCATCGCCCGATTCAGATATGATTGAAGCATAGTTAAGTTCTACACCATTTTCGTAGATGTCAAGTACTTCGCCGATGATCACCTTTCCGCTGGATAGTCCATAGACTCGAATGTTTAGATCATTAATCTTAGATATCAGTTCAGCAGATAGAGTCTTCATGGTAATTCAATTTCATATACTTTATGATCAAACCCTTCGCGGGAATAAATTTTGATTCGTTCAATCGCATGTTTCATCGTGTAATTCTTTTTGCTTTTCCATCCGAAATTGTCGGATATGTCATAAACGGTTGTTGCACGACCGTCATCTGATTTACGAAGGCCCCGACCAATACTCTGTAGTACTCGAATTTGGCTTTTATTTGGCGCCGCGAATATGATTGAATGTAGATTTTTAATGTTAATACCTGTTGAGAACGTCCCACTACTTGCAACAATGATTGAGTCCTTTTCTTTTTCAACAATCTCACGGATAGATTCACGATCGGTTGCATCAACTTCGCCACTGACATAAAAGGTTTTTCGCTCATCACCAACGGCTGCTTTAATTTTTTCGTATAGCGGCTTACCATGCTTTTGAACAAGGTTAAACAGTACCAGTGTATTTCCGCTTAAGCTTTTTGCAAGGTTCACGATAAAACGGTTACGACCTTCATGCGAAACAATAGCATCAATCTCTGCTTGATATTCAAGCTTCGAAACAATCTTACGTAACTCGTCTGGATATTTCAATACAAGACACTTAATCTTAAGGTCAGCTAATGTTTCGTTATCAATAAGTTCTTTAGTTGTAATGACTTTATGAACTGGTCCAAAATTACCAACTAAAACTTTTTCATTGGTGAGACTTCCGTCAAGTGTTCCAGTTGTTCCAATACGATAGCCTGAGCGGGTCAGATTATTCATAATCGTGTTTAGCGATTTTGCTTTGAATAAATGGCTTTCGTCCCCGATAGTCATCCCATAGACATTAAACCAATTCTTAGGTAATTTAATAGCGCTCTGCCACGTAGTAATAATTACACGTTGCTCTAATCCAATCTTTTCTTTGCCACTATAGATTCCATGAACTTCTTCTGAAACATTAAAAGTAGAGTCGTGTGAACTATATTCAGCAAAATCTTTAGTCATCTGTTCGACCAAAGAAGTTGTTGGAACAACGATTAACACCTTATCTTCATGTTCTTCAAGATACCAACGCATCATCAAATAAATGATCAACGACTTACCTGAACCCGTTGGGCTAATAACTAAACTACGTTTTTCGGATAATGCATGACTGTATGCATCGAGCTGATAATCATAAGGAGTGATGCGTTGACCGCGGAAACGAATATCGCGTTCGGTTGCACATGTGACCAATTCTTTCTTATCAACCGGAAAAGTATCGCGCATTGAGTTGTCGGCCGCAACCTTATATCCGCGCTTTTGTAAGAATCCCATTGCATCAGGTACTAATCCATACGGTAACGTGTGGGTGCGGGAATCGTACAGATATATTTTTCCATTCCAAAGCTTATTACGATATGCTGGCATGAACTTATAACCATCAACGAAAAAGCTGAAGTGTTCACTAAGTTCCATCAGTGCACCACTATCAGTTGACTTCACGTGGACTTTCGTTTCGTCCACTTTGTAGAAGGTTACGTTGCTCATACTCCAGCAGTGAATCGTTTAAAGTCTAAAATGTTTTTAATTACAGTGTGTCTCCAACGTAAAGTGTCAAGAATTTCTTTTAGTGTTTCAACTATGTTTTGCTGATACTCAACAACCATTTTCAATTTTACTACGTCGGAGTCAGTGTCGTAGTATATATCCATGTCGCTTTTGAGCGGTTTTGTCAGGCCGTTGAATGGATCATATGGCCAACCTTTCGCGTCCATTTCTTCTTTACTCATTTTGCCGTTGTAATACAGCCACTTGTCCTTCTTTAAGACTGCAAGTTCATGATCGCGCTTCTTTAGGCGAAGCTTAGCGTGGCTGTAGAGTTCAAGGTATTTAGCATGTAAACTCGCGCTCTTAATACTTGTCTCATCAAGATTCACTTCATCAATTTTGGAGTCAGCACCCCACATCACTAAGATATCATCTAATGTCATAATTTAATTATACAAACTCAAAACGATCATAACGAAAAGAAACATCAACGTATGCATATTCGACGTCGGACATCTGGGTATTAAACTCAACGGAACCTACGCTAGTTGGAAATGCATTTGTGAATCGCATTACTCGCGACACATTGTTATGGCTAGTCAAAAAGACTAAAGACATTTCACGAACGTCTAAAGTTTTAGATTTTGCATTAGTTAATATCCATTGATAAAGCTCATCATATACTTTAAGTTCTTCGTCAACTGCAATACGAATGCTTATTGGATCATATTGAATCTTTTCACCAGGTAGGAATCCATGTTGGTTACGATAGTGTAATTCAATTTCTGGAAGGTTAATACTTGGTAGTGTTGCTGATACCGCAAAGTATTCGGTATTTCTATAATCATTTCCGGAAATTTGCAACTTAAATCCAGTAAGCGATAATAGGTTTTTATTGGATGTTACCATAGTTGTATTTATAGACAAAAAGGGAGCTACCCTTTCGAGTAGCTCCCCATGAATATACGTTATCCGTTAAGGATTATGCAAGGTTAGCTTCACCATTGTAACCGAATCCGTTTGCACCAGAAAGACCAGTGACAGTGAATGTACGGTAGTATGGGTTTGCGCTGTTGGTTCCGGTGTCGCTTGAATCTGCACCACCTGCGAATGGGTTCGCAACCAAGCCGTAGCGAGTCTTGAAACCAATCTTTGGTTGGAATGTGTCAGTGTCAACTGCACGAACCATAGTAAGTGGAACGTATGGGCAGTAGAACATACCAGCATCGTATGCATTTGCACCCTTGTAACCTACAGTGATGTAGTCTTCGGTGCTGAATGGGTCGATGAAGACCTTAAGGCGACCGTTAAGAACACCTGCGAATACGTTACCAGTGTCATCAACGTTTAGGTTGGTGCTAAGTGCTGGAGCGTAGTTAAGTACACCTGATGCAGCAAGTGCGGAAGCAACGTTGCTGGAGCAAACAATGAAGTTACCCTTACCACGACGTGTTGCCTTAGCAACCGCGTTGGCTTCAACATCAAGTTGGAAGCCAAGAGTCTTGAACTTTTCAACAGCCCAACGACCATCGGAGTCTTGGTCGATGTCGTAGTTACCGGAACCATTATAACCACCAGCAATAGCCTTAAGGTTAATTGTTTCAATAACTTCACGGTTGATTTCCGCAAGGATTTCAACAGAGAGGATGTTAGCAAGTTCTGCTTCAGCATCAAGACCGTGAACAGCCTTGAGGTCCTGTGCAAGTTCCATGGTGTACTCAGCCTTAAGCGCACGGGTCTTTGCAGTAACCGTGGTCTTGTCGACTGTGAAACCCATTTGGCCGAAACCACCACCAGCAACGGTGCGCGCACCGGAACCAGCTGCAGTACCAACGGTATCAGCTGAATTGCCTGTTAGAGCTTCACCTTGAGCTGTTGTCACCTTACCAGAGAATAAAGTATCTGGCTTGTTGAAGAGAGCTTCAGCGCTATTTGCACCGGAAGCATTCTGATATTGACTACGCATTGCGAAGATCAAACCAGTTGGCATGGTCATTGGCTGAACGCCAGCGATGTCATAAGCAACGATGTTAGGCATTGCACGACGAACAAGGCTGATGAGAACTGGGTCCCAAGTTTGGATACCAGTACCACCAGTTTGTGTTCCACCGGTGTTGGAGCCACCAATTGCGTTACCTTCGGTAAGGAAGGATGAGTGAGCGCGTTCTTCAGCAAGAGCCTTCTTTTGGTTTTCAAGAAGAACGGCGGTGATTGCACGACGGTAGTTATCCTTGAACTTAGGTGCGTCTGGCGCGTCAAGTACCGGTGCCCAATTTTTTTGTGCGTTATCGGAGTTAAACATAATAGTCTATTTCTTTTGTTGTTGTTTTGGGGTTTGGGAAACCGTTATCTTATAGAAGGTCGGCAGTTACTGCCTTGTTCATTCTTGATAGAGCGGTCAAATAGGATTTCATTTCAGGAGATAGGTTGTCATTCATTGACTCTCCTTCAACGATTGTTTCAGTGCTGATGAAAGAATCATCGGCGCCTTCGGTTAATGTTGTATCTTCAGTTTCTTGCGAGACGTTAAGGTAGAATTCCTTGATGGTTTGTACCTTCTTGCGATAGGTAGCTGCATCAACAAATTCAATGTCTTCAACGAGCTTCTTTAGTCTGTCGACTTGTGTATCTGCAAGACCAGTGGAAGCTTCTGTTACAATCTGTTCGCGAACAAGTGTATCAACACGGTCTGCGAGAGATTCTGCGATGCGGCTAAACTTCGCGGATTCTTCCTTAAGGTTACCATTTTCAGCTTCGAGCTGTGCAAATAGGTCAACCTTGCTGTCAGGTACGTCGACATAGTTTTCGACGAATACGGTCTTCAATGCTGAGATGAAGTTTTCGGCAAGTTGGGTGCGTAGTGAAGATTCAACTGCAACCTTGTTCTCTTCCATCCAGGATTCAACTGCATAGGTGAGATAGCTGTCAACTTGTTCTTCAAGAACGCTCTTAGCGCTTTCGACTTCTTCGGCAAGACGGGACTCATACTGCTCTACCAACGTTGCTTCGATTTCGTTAACCTTAGAAGATACTGCAGCTTCAAAAATGATAGCGGCCTTATCCTTAAATTCTTCGGTTAGTCCTTCTTCGCTTTCAATTAGACGAGTGATATCTTCAGATTCAAATGATTCATCGACGGTAAGGCTTTCACGCACATAAGTACCACCTTCTTGGTGTCTTCCAGCTTCACCCTTCTTATTGATCTTAGCTACCGTATGTGTATTACTACCATGCCGAATGAATACAGTATTCTTTCCAGATTTTTGCATTTCTTCCTTGCCCTTTTTAATGATTGCATCATGGTCTTTTTTGCTGACATCACTAACTTTAGTAACTTTAGTTCCATGACCTTTCTTTGCAGCCCATGCTTTAGCAGATGCTTCATCTTTGAAATATTTGGTATAACCTGTGCCGCTGTAAGCGCCAGGATAATACGCTCGCCATCTGTTTGTTCCATGGGTAATAAACGGAGACGCTTCAGTTAAATCAATATCATCTTCAGATTCGTTCATGTCAGTGTCTTCCTTTGCAATCTTCTTAGCAACCGTCTTACGACGCTTAGTAAGATATTCATCAGCTTCGTCGCTGTCTCCATCATTGTCAACGTCAGAATCTTCGTCGCCGAGGTCGTCTAAACCTTCGCCATCGTCTTCTTTGTCGTCGTCGTCTTCACCGTCAATCTCTTTTGGATTAACTTTGGCTTCAGTGATGTCCTGTTCCAAAGTTTCATCAAGAGTTTCCAAGGCGTCAACGTCGATGTCTTCAATAATGACTTCGTCTTCATGTAGGTTATCTAGGTTATTTTCCATTGTGTTTTTCTTAATTACAGGTTGGAGAGGAAATCATTCCAGATACGCACCTGGGCTTCAGCCAAATTTGGTGAAGATGTTTTTCTAATTTCAGTCTCATATTTCTCAATTTGTTGCGGCTTTAGTAGACCGTTATCCCAGAAGTATTCTACTCCCTCAAGTATCCCATTGACGAACGCCGATGGAGCACTTGGATCTTGTACAATATCAATTGTAGATAGCGTGAAGTCATCATTAACTTCACTGCGGCCGTTCTTAGATGCAACGGTTCCCATACCACGACTAGAGACGCCCAACTGACAACCACCTTCAAGTAGTCCTTTCACGATGTTGCCCATCGGTGTGTTGAGTATAAGCGCCTTTCCAACAACATCATTACCGTTCCATGATAGTTCGGTAATGCGATGTGAAACTTTATCAAGGTTAATAGTAGGACCATCTGGATGATTTAACTCACCAACGGCGCGTCCTTTATTAACATATTCCGTAAGGTATTTACTTACGGCGTTTTCTAAAACTTTCTTTGGGTAAACTCGACGATTACGGTTTACCTGCTCAGCCTGCATAAAGACTCCATCAATGATATATTTCTTTTCACCACCCTGTGCGCTCTCAACAATAGAGTAGCTAAGGTCTTCAATATGCTCGGTGATTAATTTCATTATGGAATTTATTTATACAAATGCTCTTCTTAAGATGCATTATTTTGCATCATTTTGAATAGCTTGATTATACACAGTCGACGCTAGCTCAACACGCTTAACATCAAGCGCAGTTGTAATCTTTGACATAATTGCATTTTTGAATGCAGTGTCAGCCGATTCGGTATTATTTGATTGAACACTGTCAATCATTGATTGGATATTTACATCACTCATATATTATTCTTCGTCTGGTTGTTGTTGTTCTTCGTCGGGTTGGTCTGCATCCATTTCAGATTCATCTGGTGCAGACGCAGCATCAGCTTTAGCTTTTTCTTCAGCAATTTCTTCATCCATTTGATGAATTTCTTCATCACTTTGATTAAGTACATTTGAACGAACCCACTTTTCGCTATAGTATTTACCTATCTTATCACCGAGTTGATCGACGGTTGCAATGCGTTCTTTAAGAATTTCAAAGTCTTTTAGTTCACTAAAGTAGTTATCCTCAATGTAGTCGACGTTAAGGTTTTCTTTAATACCTTGCCAATCTTGTGGAGTAATTATGCCTTTAAGAATAATCTGAGTGCGTAGCATGTCAATAAACAGGATCGCAAACTTCTTACGTAAGCGATTGACAAACTTTTGGAACTTAACTTCTTCTCGAGAAATTTCGCTAACACGACCCATGTTAAACATAGATTCGCTATCAAGTCGATTTTGAGGAACGTTAAGACTGCGATGTAGTTTCTTTTGGAAGAATAGGACGTCCTCAATTTG